CAAAAAACTTCCCATCAAATTCTTTATCACCCTTGCTACCCTCTGTCTTATACACCTCCATACCAATGTTTGAGCGTAATGTACCCGCGGCATCAGTATCGTATAAAATATTTACATCATCAGTAAAGGGTGATTTAAATATTACTTCGGCAACGGTTAAGTCATTAGGACCCGCATCTGTTTTAAATCTTACTGAAGATATTTCATAAAATTGTGTTTTATTTATATCTGCCGTAAATTTTACAAAATTACCGGGCTTTAAAAAAGATTTAGCATCATCAGATATACCAGTAGAGTTATTATCTAATGATTCTATTAAAATTCTTAAACTATCTTTTGTAGGAGTTTTATTTTCTGCTCTAGATGTTATAGATCCTCCATTATTAGTATCTCCATCCCCAAAAGCTATATCAAAAACAACATCTTGGAATGTGGTTTGTAATTTTTTTCTAAAAGCAATAAAGTCAGGTGCTTCATTAAATATTTCAATAACTTTGTATCTATTATTTTGATTAAGTACAGCGTTATTGCTACCATGCTGCTTTTTTAATAACAAATATGTTTCTTCTGTTATTTTATTTCTTTCAGCTGAAGGAAATGAAATATATGAAAAGCCATTATCTTTATCAGTATATATTTTATCTGCAGCTAAATTATAATATTCTTTTGAAATATCTTTAACATAATATTTAAAGTACTTAGCCCAAGCAGGGGGTTCGTTATTTAAGGTTATTCCAAATGAATTTTGCAAAGCAGCTTTATCTTTTGAAATACTTATAGAACCTGACTGGCTTGACAGTATTGGAGAATGTCGGTTATATTCATCAATATACGAAACACCTATTTGATAAGTTCTATCTGATTTAATTGATGATTTTAAATCATCATTCCTTGTTTTAAGCTTTATGTTAAATTCAGCATCATTATATATATCATAATTTTGAGTATAATTGCCATATATAATTCTATTAGCTGTTATTTCTTGTGCTTTAGCTTTTTTAGGTACGTTATCCCAAGATCTTAATAACTGATCATTAGGCAATACAGAATGTATTTGCTTTTTAGTTATTTCATAAGTACCGCTAAAATCAATTTTCTTTTGAGCTTTTAATGTATATATATTTTGATTTTTAGTTTCTTTAAATAATATCTCAATTTCCTCAATATTATCTGTGCCTAAATCAAAATCAGATAAAGTTATTTTTCTTAAACTATTTTCCATACCTTCATTAAAAGCATGCTTACCATCATACCTAAAATCTTGTGGTATAAAAGCTACTTCAGAAAAAGGTGACATGGTAGAGTACTCACCATCTTTATATTTCCATCTGTAAGCAAATCTTACAAAAGATAATTCGTATATAGGTTTATCTTCTATAAGTGTTATTTGTAAAGTATAATCTTTATCTTCTAAATCAATATTTTTTGTTTTTAAAACAATAGTTATTGTTTTGTTTATATTGTTTAGCTCCTTTACATATCCAACAGCATCTAATGCCTCAACACCATCAGCAGGATTTGTTTCTAATAATTCAACTTCAGCATTAATTTCCCAATTAGGTAATGCACTATTTAAAGTTATTGTAATGTCTTCACCTATTTCAATTGGTCTTCTTCCCCCATTGTTTAATGAAGCATCTATAAAAAGATTTACTGATTCTGTTATATCGTTAACTCCATCAATCAATGTATCTTTTAATGCAAGTGCAGGAGCATACATAGGAGCTTTTTTAGCAACAGACAAGTCTTCTTCTGTAAAATCTCTTGTTTGTTTTTCTACATTACCGCTACTATCTTTTTTGCTATACACAACTTTAGTTTGTGCATCAAATATATTATTACTAAACTTTTTAAACTTACCTAAATTTATTTTTCTAGGTGGGTTTAAGTTATCTGTCCAAAATAATAAATTATCAATTATATTTATACCTGTAATTAAATTGTTTTTTGAAAAATTTAATACTCCAGCTAAAGTATATGTAAACGATAAATTTATGTTTCCAAAATCTTTTCCGTTGTATTCAATATTTTTAAAAACAAACTTATCATCTTCTTTTCTGAGAACTGTATTTTTAGGAATTGATATTTTTATATATGGCTCAGTTGAAGATACACTTAAATTATTTTTAACTAAGGTTTCTGAACCGTTTGAAGCGGGTATGGACCCACATAAAGCTTTTAATTCAGCTTCTACTATATTATCTAAGGTTAATTCATTTTCGTCGTTAGATTCAACCGTAACGGCTTTTAAAGTACTTGTGCCGTTTGTTTTAATATCAATTAAAATAGGTGAAACAGAGTTTTGGTCTTGATCGTATTCATATATCCCATCAATAGTATCAGATGTTACCATCCAATATATTTTATTTTTTAATGAATATTCTACACTACCAAGTGTTAAGGGATTTGTTAAACCTAAATTTGATATTTGTTTATTGCCTAATAAATTTTCTACAGCACCAACATCTGAACCTTCAGAAGAGGATATATGTATATTTAAAGCATCTCGATATGAACCATTTTCGACTAATCTTTCATCTCGGTCTTTATCCATCCTTCCGGATACAAAGGTATGCTTTAGTTCTGCCATGAATTAGTGTTTAATTTGTTTAGACTTGCCTCTAAGTGTTTGAATAATTTCTTCTGGACTTAATTGTGCTAGTCTAAGCTTTGCATTGCGTATAGCGGCTCTTTTTTCTTTTTTAATTCTATTTATTTGATATTCAGGTATATTAGATTTAGCACAAGCTAATCCATGCATAATGCATTTGTATAAAGCTTCTTCAGCAAACTTGTGTACCTTCATATCATTATCAGCATGGAGTCCATCTGATATATACTTTATTACAATAAATTTATCTTTTAAATTACTTGTAAAGCTTATTATACCAGTTAATTCGTTTATTGTATAAAAACCATTTTTTGTAGCGTGCTGAGGGTCTAAACCAAATCTTTTACCATAATCAACATTATAACCATAACCTTCTTCAAGATAATCTATATTTGAATCTTGTTGAGCATCTGGCTCTGTACCTTCTTTAAATCTACGACGTGATTCAGATTCGCTAGCATATAACGGAAACCCGTCACTATCATTTAAATAATTATAATTGCTATCTTGTAAAATTGCAAAAGGTTCACTAGTTAATTTAGCTGGCTTAATTATTTGATGTAATCCAGCATCATCAAGAAAATTAACTTCCGCCATTTTAACATAGTCATGAGGTAATGGCATAGATAAAGATGGAGGTAATTCAATTTCTTGTGTTTTTATATTACCTAAAGTATCATAATTAAGTTCAGCAATTCCTCGCTGAGCATGATAAAGTACTTCGGCACGCTTAGCTTTTTTAATTATTTTATCATCACCTATTTGTGAAACAATAAAGTTATTTATTATATCGCCAATTGATATAAATTGATAAATGCCTTTATCACTAGATGTGTAATGTACTGAGGGTATTACTTTAGCTAATGCCATTTATTATGATTTTTCTTGTGTTATTTTTTTATTCTCTTTGCCGTCGGCAACTTGAATTATATCAGTTTGCTTAATTGATAACCCAGCATAAGTCAATATTTTATTTACAAGTATCGTTTCTTCAGATGGATGCAATTCATAATTTTGATGATCAGCCGCTGAAGAATTATATAATGCTACTCCATCAACTTCAAAATATGTCCAGTTAACTTTTGCTGGTTTTTTAATATAAGAACATACCACTGTTGAAACTATATCTGTAGGATATATTAGTATTGAGTCGCTTTCTCTAATATATACAGGATATGTTGTTGTTGGTTTTGCAAGAGGAGATTTATTTATATAAATGTACTCATTAGTTGAAATAGGTTCAACTTCATTATTATTATATTGCACGGTACCTAATCTATATAAATTACTTGGCAAAGTATATTTGCCTGAAGATATACTTAAATTGTAATTTTCAATTTTAAATAAATTAATTTTTTCTTTTATATTTTTTACAATATTAGCGTACTCATTATTTATTTCACCAGCTCTATTAAATTGATTTAAATCATAAAAATATTGTTCAAATATTTCTAATTGAGCTTGATTAGCCATAAGATTAAATTCTTGTGGCGTCATATAACCTCTATTCTCTTTATTCAGAATAGCTAATACTCTTTGGTATACTGTATCTACGCTAATCATATGTTTTATATTATAATGATAAGGGCCACCGAAGCGACCCTATCACTATGGTGGTTTATTTTAATTTTTTTTCTATTGATTTATAAACCTCAACACCTTCGTCTGTTTTTAAATACGATGCAAATGCACTGTATGGATTTTCTTCAAAAGGTACTGACATTAATTTTTTATTATTAGTTGCCCAATGAAATGATTTTTGATCACCAGATAAATTAATAATACCGCCTTCAACCGCTTTAATTGCAAAGTTTCTTAACTGTACATTATCATCTTCTACTAATGAAACAAAAGTAGCAGGGCTTCTTTTTGCAAATAACAATAAATCTCTTCTAATTTCTGAAGAAGTCATTTTTGATACTCCTGAACCTTGTTCAACTCTTAAAACAGCTTCTGCGTGGTCTATATCTAAATCACGTGCTAAATTAAGTGCTGTAATTTCAAGTTCAAGATCTTGCAAATCATCTTTAGCTTCGGCAACTGCATCAGCCTCATAATAAGTTAAATTTTTTTGAGGATGATATACTGATAATAATTTTTGTAAAGCTTGGTCAGCTTTTGGTACAAATAATGAACCATTTTTAAAAACAATATGCTTTAAGGTTGAAAAACCATTTTGTTCATCTTTGAACGGTGAGTTTTGATTAGAAGCATATCTTAATTCTCTACTCATACTTTTTTCTTCATCCCACCACATTAAAGGGTTTCTGCTATGATGTCTTGACGCAAGGGTAAAAGTAATAGGTGCTTTATTACCTATTAAAATATAAGTTCTATCTTTAATTTCCCATTCATTTTTCTTTTGAATAGGTTTTGTTGGTTGTGGTGTTTCAATCACCTGTGCCACGGGAGCTTCTGGAGCTTCCATAGCTTCTTTTTTCTTAGCCATAATATAATATAATAAAATTGATAAAAAGTAAAGATAGAGGCGCCTTAAAGACGCCCCATCCTTACATTAGTAATTATGATTGAGCAACAGACTTGAATAAAGTAAAGTTGTTAGCTCCCTGAACACATAAACATCTTTCAGACAAGAAGTGTACATTCATTTCATCAACATCAGAAGTGTAAACTCCACCTACAGATCCAGTGATCCAAGATTTCATTTTTCTATCATCAGCTTCAGAAGCTCTGTAACGAACGTGTAGGAAAGGACGCTTGATGTTCTTACCTAGTTGCTGATCGTATACAGTTGAAGTACCAGCAGGTACCATTACACCATCAATATCTTCAGTAAGTCCACGTGTAGCAGCATCATTTAAATATTTCCAGTCAGTTTTGTAGAAGTCATAAGAACCTCTGCGGAAACCGCTGAATCCTAGGTTAAGTGCCATATCCTCGCTATTGTTGAATACTCCGTAAGAAGTTCCACCATTATAGTGAGCATTTACAGCCCCTAGCATATCATCAAAAGCAAGCGCAGTAGCTCTGTTTAAGAAAAGCATGTTTTCTTCAATAGCTCCTTGCTTGTCAAGATTTTTAAGTATTTCATCAAAGTCTTGAAGAGCAGTTCTATCAGCTCCAGAATTAGCTAAAGTAGCTTCTCCAGAGTTAAAGTTTTGATAAATATTTCCTCTGCTTTCAATAGCAGCGAAAAGACCTTCAGTACCTTTATATCCTTGGTCATTAGCTTCAGAACCGTTACCAGCAGTAGCGGCTAATTCACCTTCAACCATTGACATTTCAAGATAATCTTCAAAACGTAAACGAGTTTCGTGCTCAGACTTTAAATACCATAAGTATCCAGATGCTCCATTTTCAGTAGTTACTTCAACCCATCCAATTTGCGCAGTATCAGAACCAGAGATAGAATATTTATCTTTAATAATGATAGGTGAGTTGCTAAACTGTTGGAAACCAGCATCAATAGATCCTGTCATACCAGCTGAACCTTTAGCAAATTCAGAACCGTAAACAAATACTTTTACAGCAACAGCAGAACCAGTTGATAAACCAGCAGCATCTAATGTTTGCTCAGCATAAGGAGCAACTGTAAATGTGTTTGTAGTTACAGAAAGTACTACAGCTTTTACTGTTACAAGTCCTTCAGCAACCGCAACAGTTTGTCCAGCGCGTACAGCGTGTCCATTTTCTGTGATTACGTTAGTTCCTGTATTAGCAGCAGCAGCATCATAAGCGATGTGCAGTCTTCCTTGCTCTGACCAAATAATTTGATCTGATGCAGAAGGAATCTCAGCTCCAACCATACGTAAGAAAGAAGATACTGAACGATTTCCGTAACGCTCAACTTCTTTTTCATATACGTCTGGTAAGAATTGTTGTGCAAATGTTCCACCACCAGTGGCAGAATCAAAAGTCAGGTAATTTCCTGAAAAAAGTGTTTTAGTAGGTGAAGGCGTTAATCCTGCTGGAAACGATCCACCTGTTTCAAATAATCCCATTTTTAATTATTATTTATTATTGTTTAATTTTAACTCTTAATCTAGAGCTATCATCTCCACTAATTGCACGTATTTTAAATCCAGAATCAGTTGTAACCGCTTCGTGACCTTGACGAGGTGCCATATCTACATTTTTAGATTTTGCCATAGACTCTTTAATAGCGTCTGCCTTGCCTTGTTCGTAAAAGTGATTTGCAATACTGTCTGCATTCATAGCAGTAAATAATGCTTTATGATAACCAGCTGCATCAGATAATTCATTGTTATTGTCAACAAACCTGCTGACTAATGTATTTATATCTGATTGAGATGATTTAACATTATCAATGTCTTTTACATTAAACCTGTATTTATTACTTCCAACTTTATATTCAAAACCTTTGAATTCATCAGAAAATAATTTATTAGTTTGTTGTTCAAAAACATTTCTTTGCTGTTCACGCAATTTTTGTGTTGATTCCTGCTCAACTTTATAATCGTTGTAAAACTGAACCGCTTCTTTTTGGTCTGGAGTTAACTTTGAACTTAACTTAAGATCATTGTAATATTGATTCTTCAGATTAGAAAGATTTGATTTAGCTTCAGCAATTGATTCTTTAAATAGTAATTTTTTTCTTTTTACATCTCGCTCTTCATCAACTTCTTCATCATATGAAAAATTATCATCAATTAAAAAATCAATTTCATCTGTTGATAAATGCGGTTTTGTTTGTTGATAGTACTCACGCAGTAATTGTATGTCATCCATACTATCATAATCTTTATTAAGACTTACGTAGTCTTCAAGTGTTCCGCCAGTGTCTTCCATAAATTTGACTAACTTGTCAATATTTTCTGGTAACTCGTTGGTTTCTTGATTATTATTTACACTTTCCTCTTGTTCTTTAAGCTTATTAGGAATATCTTTTATTTTATCCGCTAATGTGAGCTCTTTTTCCTCTACTACCTCTTCCTGTACAAGCTCTAGCTTTTGCTCTTCTGCTTCACCTTCATTGTTATCGGGCCGTATTTCTTGGTCCACTTCCGGGCTATCTTCGGTTCGTTCGCCCACATCCACGCTTGTTGTTTCTTGCTCTTGAACGGCATTTGTTTCTTCTGTTTGAGGTTGTTGTCTTAAATCTATTTTTATGGTACCATCATCATCAACGGTAACATTTTTTGACGTTTCTTCTGTTTGAACTTCTTCTTGTGGTTGTTCTTCAGTTTTTTGTTCAACTGTTTCTTGTACAGTCTCTTCTTGGTTTGTTTCTTCTGACATGATAAAATATTATAAAATTAATTAAGGGTATTACTATCTTGGCTCAAAAGCCTCTAAGTTGAATCCGCTACCCATGGTGTCATTACCAGCAGATTCAAATGTTTGTTCGCCTTTTTTATCTTTGCGTTGTTCTATAAGTTGAGATTGTTGTGAAGCTTGTATACGAGTTCTTTCGTCTTTTCTGTCTTCTTTATATTTTTCTTTATTATTAAAAGCTTCACCCTCTTTGTCTTTAAGAGCCATATTAAGATCAAACTCATATTTCATAAGCTCTTTCTTAAGTTCTTTTTCTTGTTGCATTTTTTGCATTTCAAGATTATTTTCAATTTGAATTAGCTGAGCCTTTTGCCCTGTTATTGCCTCATTCTTTTGAATTTCCATTTGAGCAGCTACTTGCGTATTTTGTGAATTAGCATCTGCTTGTGCTTGAATATTACGCTGTTGCGACTCTTGATCTTGCTGTAGTTTCTTTCTTCTACGCACTTTTAATAATTGATTAGCAAGCTTAATATTTTTAATTTCTCTAATATCAATTGCATCCTCAAGATATATTTGATCTTTAGCTAATGCTTGTTGAATGTTATTTTCAAGCATTCCTTTTTCTTCTTCATCAGGAGATAATTCTATGTAAATACCAAAATCGTGCAAATGCATAGTTTTAATATCCTCTAAAGTTCCTACATTAAATCTTCCAATGCTAGAAATAAAAGAATCTCTTGTTGGTGAAAATTCTAACACATCAGATATACGTAAGCTAATAGCCTCAGCTGTTTTAGCCGTAAGGTATAAGCTTGATTGTAATATGTGTCTTGTTGCTGTATTTGAATTTGCAGCGGCAAGTTTTTGCACACCAACCAAAGCATTTTTATCTGGCATGGAACCATCTCTTGCTTCATTTAATCCTGTCACATCGCGAATCATTTGTAAATAATAATTATAAGTATTTATAAGTGAACTTATTTTATTATTACCACCATTAGATGTTAATTCTTGAATTGGCACTTTGCCGGGATTCATATCACCATCTTGTGTAAGTGACCTACCAATAACAGAACCTGTTTGAAAAAACATATTTAATGCTTCTTGAGGATTATAATTTGTTCCATTACCTAAATCTATTTCAGCTAAACCGTCTGCATCTAAATAAACTCCATCTGGTATCATTCTTGATAATACCTGTTGTAATTTTAAATGTGTTAACTGAATCATATCAGCAAAACCTGTTATACGTCCTACTAATGATTCAATGCGTCCTTTATATAATCTAGGAGCTACAACGTGATAATTAAGCATTGCTTTTGTGGTATCGCTTTTAGGTCGAACCATATTTTTAGCAATACCCCATTTTAATATTTTTTTAGTTCCTAAAACAAATGCTCCATCATAAACAACTTCAATTGATCTTGATTCTTTACTAAATCTAGATCTGTCATCTTTAGGTGGATTAAATTGATCGTTTTTTGGAATTGCTTTTTCAGCACCGGATGCTGTTTTCTTTATTTTAAATACTTCATTATTATATGTTTTATAATTAAAATATAAAACCTGAATAGTATTAGCATCTAAAACACTGTCTTCATTAACAAACTTATTATGAGATGCTGGTGTTTGTACACCTTGCTTAGTTAAATTTTCTAAATCTTCTTCAGTTAATTCTGGAAACTGTTGTTTTAATTCGTTAATTGTAACGCTTTTAACTTCACCTATATAATATATATCGTCAAAATAAGGTGAATATGTATATGAATAAACAATATCTGCAGGGTCAACATACTTAAGTTTAATACCTTCAGACTTATTAAATTCATTTTTAACACAGCCAATTCCTACAACTGTTAAATCATAGTTTACTCTTCTTTGAAGTAAATCATAATTATTAGAATTCATTACAGAGTTAATAGCTTGCTCTTGTGCAATTTCAATGGCTTGTTTGTATTCAAGCTGCATATGTAATGATAACTCTTCTTTAGACTCTGGCAAATTATTAGGATCGTTGCTATACACGTTAACTCCTAACTGCTGTTGTATTTGATCAGATATTTCTTTAGTCTGCATATCATCCATAATGGAATCAACATAGTCTGTTCTTTGTTTTACAGAAGAAGGGTCTTGGCTAAAAGCCTTAACATCATATAGTCTATCTGACATTCCATTTACTACAATGTCTACAATCTTTGGGATAATAGGTACCGGTGTCCAATCTAAATTAAGATATGATAAATCACCATTAATAGATAATTCATCTTTATATTTTTTTACAGACTGTTCACCTCTTGCATATAGTCTAAGTCTATGATATTCATCTCTGTTAGAATAAAAACGCGTAGCTCCAGAGTCTCTTTTAAACCATTCGTGTTCAATAGCACGAGCCACTTTTAATCCATATTCTAAACTAGCCTTTTCAGCATCGCTTGCGATTTGACTCGGAAATGAACTTTTTAATATTGTTTCAGCCATGCTACTTAATTATTTGCGAATGCATTCCTTTATTATTAAATCTTTTTATTTTTATTCCTAATGATTGTTTTTCGTATTTTGGTTTCGGATGATATAAATGCCTATTGCAAGCCATAACAGCGAGCCCGGAACTAATAGTTGCATCATATTTTGTTCTTTTATTTATATCAAACTTTGCCCAATCATTCAGTGTTCTGTTAAAATATATATTCCCGCTACCCTCTTCATTATAACCAACATATTTATCTATATAAGTTTCTATAGCAGCAGCGTGAGCTTGTTTTATATCTTCTGACGTATTAGGTATACCTCCTATTTCTTTTTCCGTTACAGATAATTTATTCCAAATTTTATCAGGACGATTCATTGAGAATCCCCTGTAACCTCTTCGTTTTAAATAATATAGTAATCTAGGTTTATTGTTTTCTGCTAATATTGGCATACCGTAATACACTAAAGCCATAAGCATATCTTCAAAAAATATTTCAGCAGTTTGAGGTCTAGCAACATATTCTAAAAAAAATGTATTAGGTGGTGCATCTTCCATACTAAATTTAGTAAGACCATGCAGCGAACCTTTAGAGCCTACTCCATCTGTAGTTCCTGATATATCATATGAGTCACATCCAAATGCACCAATATGTTCATTACCAGGATATTTCATCCCATTCTTTATTATTACGTTGTTTTCTAGGTTTTTAGGAGGTGTCCAGCTAATAAAAAATCTACCGTTATTGTTAGGTGTAAATATTACTTTACTATCTTTTATTCCATTTTCCCAAGAAAACGATCCTTTGGTAACAAGCCCATCACGAGTAGCACTCTCATTAAAATCAATTTGCTCGTATATTTTACTTAAATTAAATATACTGTTCTTAGCTTCATCTCTAAAGGCATGTTCTTCAGTACGAGGGAATTGACGATAGTATTCATTTAATCCGTCACTATCATGTTTTAAACCTTCAACTTCGTTTTCCCAAAATTCTATGACTCCAGTATCAATATACTCTTCATCATTTCCAAGGACGGGTTCTTGTGTAGTATCAAAGACAGGGTATCCAAAAGAATCAATGTATCCTTCGTAGTTCCATTCCATAGGTATGAACAAACTATATAATCCCGAGCTAGTC